CTATTAGCCGTCATCCCCCTGCGTCATGGGGGAGGTTATTACACCGTACGTGACAGTTTGGGAGGTTCTGTGATACCAACACCTAAAAACCAAATGAATTACGACAACTTATACGATGAAGAAGTGGGTGGCGCCGGGCCCCATCCCGGCTCATCCTTACTGCGTGGGACAGCTAAATTTAACGATGATGAGGATACCTTTATGAGCTGCGCTGGAGCGGGTTTCCAGGCACTCTTCGGAGCCCTCATACATTTCTTTAAAGCAATAAAAGTTGGGTTCGTGAAAGCCTTCGATTGCCTTTTGGCTGGACTCAAATCCCTCCTATTATTCTTATTGGCTGCCCTTTCGGCATGCTATCATCTATTATTTTATGTCTTGAGCAGTCCGTTTGTCATCTTATGGGATCGAATAAAAGGAAAACCATATGTACCACTTCCTGATGAGATTGTGAATGACATTTACAATGAGCACAAAGCGGAGGAGGTTAGGGAGGAGATCAGACGAGGGACCCGTGGAAATATGAGGCGCATTAGGCGTCCGGATGGTCCACTCCATGTAAGCAACATAATATTGGCTTGTGATAATTATGTCTTTGATACAGTTGCTAACTTTGGGGATGTCTTTTCTCTGAAAAACCGACTTAGGGCCCTGGCTGAACGTTATGGTATCATCTTTTATAATGCTGATGATGAGGTTGTTAGGACCATCAGTGCTGACCAGGTTAATGCGGCTCAGATTAACCGCGAGGTGAATCGGGCTGTGCAGTTTGTAATGAGTCAGGATCAACTACAGGAAAGTTTTGAAATTCGACGCGAACAATATATGGAGATTTGGGCTCTCCATATTTATAACGTTGAGAGTCGCACGCTTAGTGCCAGGGAGCGGTGGGTCTGGACATGGGGTTTCCGAATCAGGAAGTTCCTAGGCTGGTCCCTCCACTACCCTGCGCGCTGAGTTAGAGTGGTCTCTCGGCCTTCACTCTGTACTGGGAGAAATACAATAGTTGTTGAGCACCAAACTGAGTGCTCCGGCTGTAAGGTGTTTTCTCTCGAAGTTAAGGTTGGGAACTACTCTAGGGGAACATGTTGTGCAAGTGAGGTAGTACACCTCCCTGCAATCATTAATACCCACAAACACACATTTATTCACTCCCCTTGTGTACATAATCATATAGACGCCCTGATTGGTAGGGTGGGAAAGTGCGTCCCCAAACCTACCAATGCTGTCTTACAATTAAAACCATACGCTCGTAGCCTGGCGTATGCTATAGGTCATGTTGTTCGGATGACCCGTAGAGGAGTGGTTGAGGGTTACCGCGGAGCTAAGCGAAGGCGCTATCAACGCGCTCTAGATAACTTGGAGCGAGGCAAGGCTTGGAGGGGTACAGTTAATATGTTTGTCAAGGATGAGGTTAATATTGCGTCCCGGGACAAACCAAACCCTTCATGTCGTGCGATCCAGTATAGAGACTTTGAGTATGCGCTTGAACTTGCTACATATATCAAACCTTTGGAACACAAGCTGTATGAACTTGCTGGTTGTCGGTTTTTCCCAAAGACCCGCTTCATTATGAAAGGCCTGTCAGGCAGTGAGCGGGGTGTTTTACTTAGGGAGAAATTTGATAACCTCGGAGGTTGCTTCATTTACGTCCTTGATGTCAGTAGGTGGGATGCCCATATTAGTCAGGAACTTTTGCTCCTTGAGCATCACGTTTATAATCGAGTGTATTCTGACAAACTGCTTAGGAAGTTATTGAAGAAGCAACTTGTGAACAAAGGTAGAACTAGGAGGTTTAGTAAAGATGGAGTGCTGGAATTTGATCTGTCTTATAAGGTAGGCGGTGGTAGAATGAGTGGTGACATGAATACTGGTTGCGGTAATGTCATCCTCATGTGTATGGTCATTGCAAACTTTTTGAGACAGTTTAACCTGATTGGTGATTTTGGGGACGACGGTGATGACTGCGTGGTCATGATTAAAGGTCCCAGGTTAGCTGATGAGGTTTTTATCAACTACTTTCTTGGCTTTGGCCTAAGTGTTAAGGTTGAGTGTGTTACTGAATGCTTTGAGGAGCTGGACTTTTGCCAATGTAGACCAGTTTTCACAGGGCGTGATTACACCATGGTCAGGAGTCCAATTAGATCCATGACCAAGGCCTTAGTTAACCCAAAGTATGTTGATGTTAGATATCGGCCTAAACTTGTTAAGACCATTGCGCTCGGGGAACTTTCCCTCGTGCATGGTATTCCTATCTTAGACTCCTTTTTTCGGTGTATGGTCCGTGGGGCTGAGCGTAGTATGTCCAAGCGTGGGAGGTCTGATGGCGGTATTATTAAGAACTACAAGTTTGAGTATCGGTTGTTGGGGGCGGATCCTTTTAGGAAGCTACCCCGGATACCCATCCTTGCTAAGACCCGTCAGTCTTTCCACGCTGCCTGGGGTATTGATCCCAAGAGGCAGCAAGAGATTGAACAGTTTCTTGACAAATTTGATTTGGACATAATGACCTCGGCGGGTTGGGCTGATGGCATCGATGTTGCCCGCTGGCTTATGCCAGCACACATGCCTGAGCAGCCTTATCCAACCTTCTTCTAGTTATTGGGTCACCATCTTAACGCCCAAATTCCTTATATGGAAGCTAAACAAAATGCCGAGAGACTGCACGGAGCGACTCTGGTTGATGGTGATGAACAGTCCCGCCCTTGGTGCGGTATCCAATACTACCATGAAGAAAAAGCAACAAAAGCAGACAAAACTGCAATTAAATGTCACACAACAACAACCAAAACGAGCTAATCAAACTCGTCGTAGGCGCAGAACCTCACCACGGTCCCCCCCTTGGCTCTCCCTCCTACGCAACCCCTTCAATTCCCCATCCTGTCAAATCCCCGACCAATTCACTACTCCAAGCGGAAAGTTGGTGTCACGTAATGTCATTACGTGGGCACCGAGGTGTCTCGCTGGCATTAATAGTAGCCATTCTGGTGGGTTTGTCTTCTTTCCTTACCTTGGCCTACCTGTATATGAATTATTCGAGACAGCATCTGGTAATGGAACCTTAACAGACCTTAACTTGGCTGGTACAACTAATCCCGGCTACTACGCTCGGCC